AAAGACACCATCAATGGCGTAGAGCTGCCAATCCATCAGCTCGACCTTCATGTACTTGCTAGCAAACTCAGCAACCAAATCTGCGTAGAGATTTACGGCCTAAAGGCAGCGCTGGCTGAACTGCAAAAGGTAGATGCCAAAACCAAGTTTAAGGCTGTAAACCAAATCAAAGCTAGTGGCGCTGAGATGGTGAGTCGCGTGGCACAGCGTTACCCCAATCGCCCACCATTATCAGGTATGCGCCCACGCAAAACAGGTAATGGCCGTCTTGTGTATGACCCTGCGAAAGTGCGCAAGGGTGTAACCATTCAAGTGGGTGGCCGTATTCAGCGTGGCTCGTATCCCCTGGTGACTATTATCCAAAAAGATGCTGCCGGTGCATTGTTTGACATAGCAGGGTTGCGTGGCGATGACCCTCAATTTTCTGAGTACCTCACCACTGCTTACGGCCCTGCACAGCGTGGTATGTGGCGTGATCGTGACTACATCTATGGACAGGCAACCCAAGATATTTTGCAGGCCATTGAGCAAGTGCTCAACCAGGTGAACAGGACATTGGGCAAGTAATGGCTGTTTACATACCCATTGTTTCGGAGTTCAATTCCAAAGGCATTGATAAAGCCATAAAGGAGTTCAACAGCCTTGAGTCCGTAGGCGCTAAAGCAAACTTTGCACTAAAAAAGGCAGCGCTACCTGCAGCTGCAGCAGTAGGCGCTTTAGCAGTCGCTTTGGGTGACGCAACTAAAGCAGCCATCGAGGACGATGCAGCACAGCAAGAACTGGCGCGTCAGCTCACAGCCACCACAGGTGCTAACGCTGCACAAATAGCCAGTGTTGAAGGCTGGATTAGCGCACAAGGAGAGCTGCTTGGCATTACTGATGATGAGCTACGGCCAGCCCTGGCTGGACTTGTGAGAGCCACAGGCTCAGTCAGTGAAGCACAAAAACTAGCCACTGCTGCTATGGACTTGGCAGCGCAAAAGGGCGTGCCCCTGGCTTCAGTCACAAAAACTTTGGAGAAGGCTTACGGTGGCAACCTCAAGGCTCTAGCCAAATTGGCACCTGAGTACCGACAGATGATCGAGGACGGCGCATCGTTTGAGGATGTTATGTATGCCATTGGCACAGCCACAGGTGGTGCAGCAACGACAGCTGCGAACACTGCACAGGGGCAATTCAAACGCCTCAGCATTAGTTTGCAGGAAACTAAAGAGTCAATTGGTGCAGCATTGATGCCAGCAATCCAGGCTGTACTGCCGGTACTTAGCAAGATTGCCACATTGGCCAGTGAAAACACCACAGCGTTTTTGGCAGTGGCTGGCGCTATCGGCACGATTGCTGGTGTCATTCTTGCCTATAACGCCTACCTAAAACTGCAGGCTGCATACACCATTGCAGCCACAGTGGCCACTGCAGCGTTTAACCTCGTCATGTCTGCCAACCCAATCAGCCTTGTAGTTATTGCTATTGCTGCATTAATTGCTGGCCTTGTGTTGGCCTACAAAAAGTTTGAGGGCTTTAGGAATATTATTGACAGTGTTTTCAGCGTTATCAATGGCGTAGTCGAAAGCAGCCTCGGCGTAATAAAGAGCTACTTCAGTGCGCTACTCGGTTTCTACAAAGGCATCTTTAATGGCATCGCGTCACTGTGGAATAACACGATAGGCAAACTGTCGTTTAAGGTTCCATCTTGGGTGCCTGGCCTCGGTGGCAAGGGCTTCGATGTTCCTAATATCCCAATGCTCGCTGAGGGTGGCATTGTCACTAGCGCGACTCTGGCCATGATTGGTGAAAAAGGGCCCGAGGCTGTAATCCCATTAGATCGCATGGGTCAGATGGGTGGCAACAATGTAACTATCCATGTGAACGGTGGCGACCCTAACGCAGTGGTGGCTGCCTTGCGTACTTACATGAGGCAAAACGGCTCTATTCCAATTAAAACCAATAACGCTTTCTGATGCCGTACAACTACAAAGTCGAATACTCAACCACTGGCAACACTGGCACCTGGGTCGAGCTGGATAATGTGCAGGACATTTCGTTTAGCATTGGCAGGCAATTCATGCTTGACCAATACAGCGCCTCTACAGGTTCGCTAACTATTCGCTATCCAACTGGCTATGCCACACCTAACACGGCAATGGTGCCAGGCACTTATGTGCGCATTTGGGGGCCTAACACCACAGATGGCAACTATGCGATGTATCACGGAAACATTAAAGATGTAAGCGTTACCTATGGCATTCCGTATGTGGGTGGTGTCGGTCAGGCCGACTATCTCAATGTCACACTTGAGGGTGGTTTTGCTGAAGCCTCTCGAATGTCAGGCCAAAACTATGCAATGGCTGCAGGTGATTTTTACACGCAATGCAACACGGCCAGCACCCAGACAGGCATGAGCATTGGCATTAGCGCCACTACTCCACAGATGGCTGCTTCAACAGTGTCGGGTACTTGGGGTGACTGGATAAATGCCTCGCTGGTAACAATCAATGGCAGAATGTCTGACTGCACAGGGTACAAAGCCATCAACCTCAGTGGGCCATTCAACGCTCGCACCTGCACAGTGAACTTTTCCGATGTCGCTAACAACGCCACTAACCAGGTGTATGACCAGGCAGACTTTGGCGCGCTATCTGACAACTTTTATACACAGGTAACTGTTGATCCTGCTGACTATGCAGCTCAGACCGTTACCAATGTGGGCGCTACTGTTCCGTACCGTACCTACACGGTAAATACCTTGTCTGCCTCTGCCGGTCAAGCTCTCGATCAGGCCAACTTCTTGTTGAGTCAGTACGGCACGCAAAAGTTTGCTTTGACCAGTGTTTCTTGTTTGGCTGAGGCTCAGAGTTCTTTCCAAATGGATTACATGGGGCTAACTACTTTTGGGTATGTCATCGGGGCGAGGGTGTCGGTTACTTTTCGTGGCACTGTGTACCAGTCAATCATTGAGGGTGTGAGGGTGACTGCTACGCCTCAGTCAAGTCGCTACACATTTTATTTGTCGGGCGCTGACCTGAATAACTACCTCATACTCAATAACACGGTGTTCGGCACGCTCGATTACAACAAGTTAGGATACTAAAACTATGGCTATAAAGACTTTTACTACTGGTGAGGTGCTCACGGCGAGTGACACGAATACTTACCTTGCTAACTCTGGGCTGGTGTTTGTCAAGTCACAGACCATTGGTACGGCTGTTTCTAGCGTGACGGTGACTAGCGCATTTAGCACAGATTACGACAACTACTTAATTACTGTTGCAGGTGGAACAGCCAGCACAAGCACATTTGCAAAACTAACCTTAGGCGCAACGACAGCAAATTATTACTATGCAGTCAATGGACATACCTACGCTAATGTTGCGGCTAATTCTGGTTCTGCAAATGTTGCTTTTATGTTTGGGGGCTGGGTAGATACCACAGGCAGTTTTTATAACATAAATGTAATTAATCCGTTTGCAGCCGTTCGTACAGGATTTTTTATGAATACGGCTGTTTTTTCTACGACAGGTTTTATTTATCACGGCGGCGGCTACCTAAACGATACTTCTTCATATACTGCGTTTACTTTGACACCAAATGCAGGCACTTTGACTGGTGGAACTATCACGGTGTACGGATACCGAAAGGCATAACAATGACACGACCAAACATACAAATAGACGATGAAGTGCGTGAAATGACCGATGAGGAATACGCCGAACTACTCGCATCAGGCTGGACGATGGAGGGCACAGATGAAACGCCTAGCCCTGCTTAGCCTGCTCACCATCACCCTCACAGCCTGCGCAGACCGTACACGAGTGAACTGCGAACGCATAAAAAACAAAGCACCCGAAACCATCGGCACAGCCGTACAAATAGGAGGTGGTCGTTGTGCCTAAACAACGCCTAACAAACGAAGAAATCAAAGCACGCATAATCCTGTTCGTAGCAGGAGGACTCACCATCTCATTTGTAATGGCCATCGCCTCACTGATCTACGGTTTGCTATTCGTCACCCAACCACTCGACCAAGCACCCAACGATGCCGAAGCATGGGCAGTGCTCTCACCAATGCTCATGACCCTCGCAGGAGGCCTCATCGGTGTGCTCGCAGGCAACGGCCTAAAAGACAAACCGAAAGACCCACCAAATGCCCCGTAAATACCCCTACTATCCAGTGACCACACCCGGCACAGGCAAACTTGCAGGGACAGAAAAGTTTGTTGACCTATGCAAACGACGCTGGGGCTTCACCAACTTAGGCACGTTTGTTGTTCGCAACATCCGTGGAGGCAAAACCCTTTCGGTGCATTCCTTGGGCGTTGCTGGCGACATTGGGTATCCCAAGACCAGAGCAGGCAGGGCACAGGCTAAAGAGGCGTGGGATTGGTTCATTGAGCACTCAGAAGCCCTAGGACTGTGCGAACTGCACGACTACGCCTATAGAGACCCCAAACAGCCTGACAGCGACCAGACGGCGTATGGAAGAGGCTGGAGGTGCTCTCGTGGTGAGGGCATCAAGGGCGTCAAACTTTTCAACAAAACCGACAACGCAGGTTCATTTGGGGGGGCATGGCTCCACTTTGAACTTGAAATGGACTTGGCAAAAGACGCTAAAGCCCTTGAGGCAGCCTGGCGAGCGCTGCCAAAACCAGCCAAGCCGTAGGTATCCACCAAAAGCAAAAACAATTTGCTATGGTAAAAAAACCAACTACAAGAAGGAGCACCGACATGCTTTTTATAGACCTACCACTATTCAGGGCTACAGACCCCGAAACCAGCAGGCAAGTAAAACAGCCTCGAGTAGGAAGCCACAGAATGATACTGCTCACTCAGTATTATTACTCCCCCCTGGGCCTCACAGATGAACAAGCACACGCTCGAGCTGTTATAGACGGTCACGATATAAAGGGCTATTGGAAGCGCTGCAGTGACTT